TTCCTGTTCCATCTGATAGAAGTATGGGTCATTCGGAGTCAGGATGTGAAAGTACCTATGTAATGCAGCTAGGCCAAGGTCAAATGGTATTTCTTGCTGCAAGCATTTTTCGACAATATCATGAGCCGCATCAATGTACCGCTGGCTCAGATACAGAATAGCGTGAGTAGAGCACATATTGAATACTCTCTTATAGTTCTCATCATACTGTGCCGCAAGAACGGTTCCTGCCACGCCCACAGGTTGGTTGATGTATCCGTGATTAGAAACTCCCAGATAAACGGCATCAGTCTCTTCTGGGATGTTTAGAAGGAAGTTTGTGGCGACTGCTGTACTTCCAATATCGTCTTCTAAGATCAGAGTGTTAGGCTTTATCTCAGACAAGAGCTTTTTGTGAGATAAGCCGCACCCAATAATACCCCGCTCATGCTCGATTGCACTAAAACGCTCAAAAGGTATTTGTAAATTACTTAGAACTTTCGTGCTTTCCTCTAGCCGAGCGGGATCTCGATCTAGATTGATTAGTAGATTTGTCGTGTCTTCTAGTTTAATAAGCTTTTCCATCTCTCTAATATGTCTTGTTCTTCCAAAATAATTTGGTTATTACTTGGACCACTAAATGGTATATGAGCTAAAGTACATTCAGCTTCTACTAATCCATATGTTTCTCTTTTAGAAGAATGATAAACTGCTTCAATAGAGTTATACATCTCTTCTTTATTATCGTAATGGTTTTTAACTACTACTTGATTTGAAACAACATACGGAAATATCATCTTATCAAAATAAGGTTTATCTGTGATTTGACCAAAAAGATAAACCTTATCAAACCCGCCCTTTAAAGCCCTCTCTATAGAAACGTGTGTTTGTTTATGTTCATCAATGCTACCAATAACTCCAGCTATATTATTATTTGGATTAACCCAATTAATTCTATCAACAACGGGAGGTATAATCACAGAAGGGTGGTTAACCGAATGCCACTTCTTTTGTGAATTACTAACGAATTGAATAACATCTACATTACTCAAATCTAAATGTTTTAAAATAAACAAATTAGTTTCATGACAACTGAGTATATGCTTTTTAAAATTAACTTTATTTAAAAGAATAAAGTGGCTAATTACAATATCATGTACATTTGGATTAGCTTCATTAATCAATGCCGATTTGCACTTATCCATATGCCATTCATGAGGACCATAAAAAGTACAGTCATACCCATTAGCATTTAGTAAATTAGTTAAAGCAATATGATGTAGCGTACTTCCTCCAGGATTACTCCATCCACTAATTATTTTGACTGACTGTTTCCGCACTCATCAACTCCCTATAAAGATTAAGCCGTGCTCCGACTACTTTGTTCATGTCGAAGTTTTCTTCAGTTAACTTATGCAAATTTTCACCCATTTTTTTAATTAAATCGGGATTCTTTATTAGATTAGTTAATACACGAACCCAATCACTTTGTCCTTTCTCTGGATCAATTAAAAATCCTGTTTCTCCATCTACAATCCACTCATCATAACATCCTACATTAGATGCTACAAGTGGAATTTTATACCTACCACATTCTGCAACTTTAATTTCAGATTTGGAATCATTAAACTCATTCATTTCCAAAGGAGCTAAAGCTACATCCATATTAGTATAAAACTGACCATAACGATCTGGTTGTAGGGCGTAATGAGTGTTCCAATTTTTACCACCCTTAAATCCTCTTAGAATTATCTGTTTATATTTCTTCCAAACATCAACTTGCCAATCATCGGAAGGTGTGCCTGGAGGAGGGTGCCCATAAAAATCCCAGCGGCAATTTTCTCTACCTGCTCTTTGATTTACAAAATGAGGAACACCAGAAAAATATTTCAAGTCTTGTTCGTGATGAATTCCGCCTACCCAACCAAATCTAGTATAATTTTTTTTACGTTTAGGTAGTTTCTCCATATTCCAACAAGGCAAGTTGTAATCAATTGAATTTTTAACTACAGCTAACGCATGTCTACAGTAAGGTGCAACCCGTTGTGCAAACTTTCTTTGTGTTACAGTTACTAGATCAGAATGAGAATAAATAAACTTAGTTATGTCTTCAAGACCTTTTTCCTTATATACATTATACAATCTATGACCTTGATAAATATTAGTAAGCAAATCATCTGTATCGTAGTGAACAAACTTACCATACTTCTTGGCTTTGCCAATAATTCTAGCTGTATAATTGCCACCAAAGTTGGAAAGGTTTTGGGTGAAAACAATATCCGCCCACTTGATATTTTCAAACTTCCAATCTTGGATCCATTGTCCAGTTTTCTCATCAATACCTAAAGGATTCTTGTCCCAACGTATTTCGACATCATTAGGGTATAACTCCTCAAGCTTTTTGTAAGGGGCTATAATTCTATAATAAGCACATCCGCCTTCGTTGGCAGGGACACAAAGTATTTTTAGTTTATCGCTCATGGTAAAAAGAAGAGGGAGATCAAAAGACCCCCCTCTATTATAGTCCTATCTAATTAGATCAGCCTTCTAAAATCTGATCTTCTTCTACTTCAATAGCAGCGGCTTTACCCTCGAAAACAGCTTCGGTTTCAGGAGTTGAGTGTGATACACCAAGCCCTGCTAGTATTGAAGTTACTGCTCCACCAAGATCAATGTTCTTATCATAAGGAACAAGTGATTTTGCAGCATTCATGTAGTGTGAACGCTTACGACGGAACAATAGTGCTAGTACGCCTTCCCAAGCAGCAAGGCCAGGAATAAATGCACCAGCGGTACTAAGAGCAACATCAATAAGAGTTTCAAAAGAACCCTCTCCTGCTGGGTCAGCAATAGAAACTGCTTTTCCTCCAAGAACTACGTTCTCACGATCAGTTAGTACAAGGGTTGCACCATCTGGAAGCTCTGCTTCTAGTTCATCTGGAACCGCTGTTGCTGGTACTACTTCCGCTCTTTCAGAGTCTACAACTTGATCAGAAGTGGTTAGTACCATATCCTGACCTCCGAAGAACTCTTCAAGAGCAGCGCATCCAGTCATTGTAAATGTAGCAGTAGCGACAACTGCTGCTACGATAAGTGCTTTAATAAAATTCATATTTCAACTTTGCAATTTAGAGAGATAGTCTCCATCTGAAACTTCTTCAGACTCATTTGTGCGACTATCCTGAATATCAATACCAGTTAGCATTGATACGGCCTTTTTCATATCATCATAATCTTCAAGTTTAACTAGATCATGAATACCGTGAAGCGAATCCATTACAGAAGCAACAAACGCTTTACTCCCTAGAGGTGAAGACTTTGGACGAGGAGCAGATTGATCGTACTTCGGCCACTTGTCTTCCATTTCTTTTACGATCTTGAAGTCGTGACCCTTTTCTGGATCTGTAATGTCTCCAAAGTCCTCATCTAGCATAGCGCCGATAATTTTCTTAAACAAGATTACCCCGACGGAAAGAATTTTAACGTCTTCAGTTTCTCGATCTACAATGTTCATGTAGTATCGAGCCCGAGGCTTAATTTGGCGTGCTAGATCCTCATCTTCTTTACGACCCGTTTTCCATAGTGCGTAGTAAAGATCGCAAAGAGGGCAATGTTCTCCATGAACTTTACGGCAATGCATATTCTTTATATTACCGTCAGGCTGAGGAACCCTGTGGATTTTGGTCTCAGCAAAAAATTCATTCTCATCATCCTTCCAAGGAAGAATTCTTACTGCGCTAGACCCTTCTGGGATCTGATAGAAGTTATTTAAGAAATCAGCGTTAGAGTTGTTGCTTGCTGAGTTATTGCTAAGTTGTTCGTGTTTACGACGTAGTGCGTCTAGATCAATAGCCATTGTAGTAGTCCTTTTGTTAGTGGTTAGTGTATGATAGTATGTTATTTGTAAAGTTTAGTTTCTTCTCGTTTATTTGCGCTACATTGTTGTAGCATATCCTTCCGTTGCTCAATGGCCTTTACTAATCCTTTGAGCAGACCGTAACGGAAAGAAATATCGTCCATAGTTTCTCTTTGAGAAATATAGTCAGGGTGGCAGAAAACAAAATCATCTACAGCCTTAGCTGTAGCTTTAGCAGTTGTTCTTCTATATTGTTGACTAAGTTCTGCTGATACCCTATCAAGCTCTCTAGTTGCTTTATCCAGCTCTCTCTTACCAATCATAAGTAGAGCATGGTATTGTGCATAGTTGGAAGCTTGTTTAGTCATTTCTTCTTCGATATTATTATCATCGAAGGCTACAGCTCGTCTCTGTAGCTCATAATACTCTCCGATTGTCAAATTTTCAAATATTTCTTCTAGTTCTTTCATGCGTTATAATAGTTACTGTGGTTTTTTTCTATAAATTTTTGTTATAAGTTTTTTATCTATCTTTATATCCTTATGGCTTGGATATTCTTTATTAACAGTTTTTGGTTGTATAAAAGTATCTTTAAATAATTTATCATATTCTGATTTTTTTAGTAATTTATAACCCCCAGCACCAAAAGAAACATAATCTCCAGGTTCACCGCGTATAGAATATTGATTTGGTAAAAACAAAGGTTCAACTAGTCCAAATTTAGTTTTAATTTGATAATAATCAGACCCTTTATATGTAAAAGCATATTGAGATGGGTTTATATAAATCCATTTTCCATTTACAAAAGTAGAAACTTTAGTAGTATTTACTTTTTTTGTTTTTACTATATTTTCACTCTTAGGATTGTTCATTCAAAACCTCAAATAATTCTGGATTAAGGGTCATTAAAAGAAGGAATGCTCTAGAAATCAATGTTGTAATTTCTTCGTTGCTTTTACTAGGAACTATACCTGTTTCCTCATCACCGCCTAAACTACAAATCTCTAAAGCTAGGTGTGTCAATTCATGGAATAATGTTTCTCTGGCCGTTTCATGGGCCATCGTTTTCTCTAGGGAGATTACTCCCTCATCAAAATCACACGTTCCATAACATTTTACACCAGAATCTTTAAGACCCTTCTTTATATTTAGTTGATAAGTCCTATAACCAGCATTTACAGTAGTTATATTTTTTTCAACTAAAATGTCCAGAATATTTTTAGTCTTCTGCATGAGTGAATTCGTCCGATTCGGACATCCTCAAAACATTATAGTCCACTTTCATCGGGACTGAGAATCTTGGACGACCATTTCTGGATTTCATAACATAGCACCTCATTTGCCCAGAATCAAACTCCTCCTCCGTTTGATTCAAAGAAATGGCAAAATCACAGGTTCTAATTTTACCGTAAGAATCTCCAAGTTCAGCGTCAGTAATTACCTTTACAGCGCGGCCTTGACGGTTCGTTTGGGTGGCGGTCCAGACTAGGAAGTTGAACTCCATGGCTAAACCTCGCATTTCCTCAGCAATTCTTTGCTGTGCTTGGTATTCGTGCTGAATGTCTCTGACGGGGCGCATAAGCTCAAGATAGTCCACAATCAATAAATCTGGCTCAAATTCGTCGTAGTTTTTTAGTTGAACCAAAAGGTTTCTCAGCGTATTGATTGATGCTTGCCCCGTAGGGAATTCTTTAATTACAAGCTTACTGTTTGGAAATTCTTTTTGGAAAAGACTCAACCTCTCACTTACAGTTAGTTGGTTGGTTGGATCTTTTAGCTTGAACTGAGGAATGAGTGTCATGATTGAATCAAATCTTTGTGCAATCTTATCCTCGCTCATTTCAAGTGATATATACAAAACCTTCCTGCCTTCGATTAGAGAATGCACACCTTGATTTACAAGGTATAACGATTTTCCTACTCCTGGAGGGGCAACAACCATGGCAAGTTCTTTAGACCCCAAACCACCTTCAAGAGATTTATTCAAAGAAGGTAGGATGGTTTTGTACTTGTTCTCGTTTTTCTTCTGGAAGGTCCTCTCCCAGCGATCCTTAATAGATGTGAAATAATCTTGGCCCGTATCAACATCTCTATTAACTAGTAGAGCTTTCTTAACAAGAGCCTCTACCTCCTCAATACGATCATCCTTGATTAGAGAGATGCTTTCAGCTATCGCTGATTTCATAGCTTCCTTCTTAGCAAAGCTCTCAACAATATCAAGAAGATAATCCCCATTACCTATTGTAGAAGTATCAAGATTATTGATGTACGTCAACTCATCATCATAATCCGAAACATTCTCTTTAGATGTTATTACTGATTTAACATCCTGTACAATAAACTCATCGTTAGGAAGTTTTCCGTACTTCTCGTAGTGCTCCCTAACAACCTTAAATATATTTGAGTGAGAAGGAAACTCAAAATATTCAGGTTTAATCAGGTTTACAATTTGTAGATAGAAATCTTTATCAGATTTCAGGAGGTACAAAATACCTCTCTGAATGTTTTCAGAAAAATCGTATGCCATTGTTATTGTTGTTTTTGGGGTTTAGCAATATCAAGCTGAGTGCTACCTACATCTTTGTACCCAAGCTTGTTTGCATTATCATAGGCTTGTTCAGTTAGTTTTTTAGCTCTTTCTTGTTTTTCTGAAGCCTCTTTCTGAGAAAGTTTACGAACTTTCCCATCTCTAGCTAGTTTAGCATAATCAATACTAACAGACTTGTACCTAGCCGCCTCATCATTTAAACGCTCTTTAGTATCATCAATACTTCTGTTTAAGAACCTATCAGCAGCAGTTTTATCAAAACCTTTTTCAGAGTGTTTTTTATACCTAGCACGAACTGTATGGTAGTCCCTATCGTCTCCGAAGGATAAGCCTACATTCTGTGACTGCCAGTTCTTCTCACACAGTTTTTTGCATTCTGGGCATTTAGTTCTAGAAGGTGCTTTACCTACAGAATAATCTTTTTCCCAAAATACCTTGCAATCATGACATATCCATTCAAAAGTCGGCATATAACTTAAAGCTCCCTTTATTGTACATCAACTCGAAGTCTTTGAATGATTTATGTCTTATTTCTTTTTCGTAAGGTGTGAAATAAGAAACAAGACCATCGGTGACGGAAATAATAGCATATAAATGATTAGTTCTACTATTGTACCAAATAGTTCCTGGTTTAAAAAATTCCATTATTCTTCCCAAGTAGTATCCCCCTCCATAGGAAGGGGATCTCTATACTCGTCACTCTCCGCAGGAGCCTCCTTGAAGAGAACAAGCTTCATTTGTTTGTGTTGCTGTTTCTCTTTTGCTTGAGTTATCCTCTTCATTAATCGCCTGACCCATAAATCTTTCAATGTTCTCCTCCGTCAATGAAATAGCTTGTAAAGGTTCGTTCCCTTTAGAGCCCGCACGATAAACTGTGAGACCTTTGAGATAGGGCGCATAATCCAAAGCAGCTTGTGAGAACTCTTCTGGGGTTGATGTTGCTGGTAAGTTAATTGTTTTAGATATACAGGAGTCGATAAACCGTTGTACCGTAGCCTGTACCTTAATGTGGTCCTCCGGGGCAATGTCGTATGCTCCAACAAAGGATTCAAGTGATTTCTTCTTATCATAATACTCTTGGAAAAGTGGATCTACAACAAGTTGTTCCTTCCAAATGTTGTTGCTTCTCCAACGACGATTGTACATCGCTGCAAAGATAGGCTCGATTCCACTAGAAACCCCATGAAGCATTGATATAGTTCCGCAAGGAGGGATTGTAAGCATAACTGCGTTTCTAATGCCGTGTCGTTTAATAAGCATTCTAATTCTCGCAGGTAGTGTCTTTGCAAATTCTTCGTTAAGATATTTCTTAGCATCAAACTCAGGGAATGGAGACTTATCTCTCGCTAAGTATATAGATTGCTTGTACGCCTCATCACGAATTGTACTGAATAATCTTTCCAAAAACTCTAAGCACTTTTCAGATCCATAGACAATATTTAGCTTAATAAGCATATAGTGAAGACCTGTTACACCAAGACC